TAAGAGACCGTGCTCGTCAAGAAGAATTAAATGAAATTATCACCGATGCCGTAAACAAAGGTAATTTGCCCGAATTTAAAAATAGAAAAAATTATCAATGTGTTCACGAAAATAATGATATGTTTGTTTCTTTAAACGATATACACTATGGAGCGACCATATCTAACGCTTGGAATGAATATAATTCGGATATTGCTTTTGATAGAATGGAAAAGTATGCTTTTGATATTGTTGAATTACAGGGAAAAACGAAAAGTCAAAATTGCATAGTTTGGTGTAATGGTGACGAGATTTCTGGCGCTATACATAAAACTATACAAATCACAAATAAAGAAAATGTAATTGAGCAAATTACAGGCGTTTCAGAATTGATTAGTCGTTTTTTGGTTACTTTGGCTGGTTCTTTTGAAAAAGTAATTTTTTGTTCCGTGGCAGGTAACCATTCTCGCTTAGACTCTAAAAAAGATGCTCTTAAAGGTGAAAGAGCGGACGATTTAATTGAATGGTATTTACGAGCAAGATTACAAACTTTTGACAATATTGATTTTGACAGTTGTGTAAAAATAGATGATACTTTTTATAAAATAAATGCTCGTGGAAAAACTTTTATTGGTTGCCACGGTGATTATGATAATAATATGAACAAAATTCTTGTTTTAGAAAAAATGTTAAATGAACCTGTTTATGGTATTCTTACGGCGCATTTACACCACAATAAATTCGATAATAACCAAGGCATTTATTTATTTATGGGTGGTTCTTTCCAAGGTATGGACGATTATTGCGTTGAGAAGAGAATTTTAGGCAAAGCAGAGCAATTGGCATTCACCCTTACTGAAAATGGGATAAGTGGTATTTACCCCATTGTTTTGCAAAATTAAAAATATATTGATAATTATAAAAGCAATCCTTGTTGAGGGTTGCTTTTATTCATAGAATGAAAGGAATGGTTTTTATGGATGAACAGCCCCGTAAACGAGGTAGACCTTCAAAAGCTGAAATAGAAGCCAGAGAAGTAAAGGAACGCAGTAAGACGGTAATTTGTATGAATTGTGGTTGCCAAAATCAAAATAATTTTTACAAATCTCATAATCCGTTTAACAAATATTATAATAAAATACCATATTGCAAAGATTGCATTAAAGGTGAAATGTGGTCTTATTTTTTAAAAAAATATGGGAACAATGAACAGTTAGCTTTACACGGACTATTAAGGTCTTTAAATATGCCTTATATACAAAGCGTATATTTAGCCAGTCTTAAAAATATAAACAACCCCAATGCTATGATAAGTACGAGCAGAGCCGACAATCCCGATGCTGAAAATTCGGCAGAGAGTATGTTGGTTTCAGCTTATATGAAAAATTATAATTCATTTTATACTCAAAATAAATATGGCGATACCTATCTTGAAAGTGAAGGTGTAAATGATATACTTAATTTAGCAGATAGCGAGCCACATTTAACTATTAAGCGCAAGCGGACAATGGTCGATGACTCGGTGAGAGATGAAGAAAAATATGAATATATTGATTATGACGCCGATGAATTGATAGACAAATGGGGCGAATTTGATGATGCTATGTTAAAGAAACTCGAATTAGAGTACCTTGATTGGAAAGATAAAATAGGCGATTGTATCAAAGAAAAATCAACTGATATTATGGTTAAACAAGTTTGCTATTTAACTGTTAAAGTTCAAGACAAAAGAGCACGAGACGAAAGTGTCGAAGATGAAATGAAGGAATTGAGAGCTATTCTTAAAGATAGCGGTCTTTTAGAGAAGCAACAAAATCAAGATATTGAAGCTACTAAAATAGGTATGACAATAAGAGATATTGAACAATTCCGTCCGATTAAAGATACATTGCCTGAGTTGGTTGATGTAGACCACTATGGCGAAATTATTGATACTTTTATCGGTGCAATGTCAAGGACTATGGGTAAAACCAATGAATTTACGGAAAAATTCGACGAGCTATATAAAGACTACACAATAGACATTGTCGAAGGAGCAGGAGACTATACAGATGGACGAGACGAGACGGATAATAACAGTTAAGCGACGTCGGGCTGTATATTCGGTTGATAGAGATACGATAGCCGAAGCCATAGAGCTATGGGTAGCTTTTTGGCGAGCTAATATACATAGATTTATTAGTGATTATTTGGGTTTGCCTTATTTAGCTGATTTCCAACCCGTACTTTTATTCTTTATGGATAGTAGACCATATTTTATTTCTGCAATGAGTCGCGGATTGGCAAAGAGTACAATGACATTATTATATTGTATAGCCAGAGCAATTTTATATCCTAATACCACAATCATAGTAGTTGCTCCCTTACGAGGGCAATCTACAGATTTTGTCCAAAAAATACGGGAATTTGCTAAAAATAGTCCTAACTTACTGAAGGAAATAGAAGGTGGATTTGAAGGTATTAAGACGGGTAAAAATGATTGTAGTGTGCAATTTAGTAACGGTTCAAGGATTATTACCAAAACATTTTCGGAAGGTTCGCGTGGTTCGAGGGGTCAAGTGCTAATTGTTGACGAGTTTGCACAACTTAAAGATAAAAAAATACTCGTTAATACTTTCCAGCCTATGCTGACATCCCCTCGTAAACCGCCTTATCGTAATTTGAGTATGGCAGAAAAAGCTAACATAATAGAACCTAACAGACAATATTATTTAAGTTCTATCCGTTCCGAAGCCGAATGGTCTTGGGAATATTTTTTAAATTACTATAATAATATGACCGATGGTGACAAAAACTACGGTGTACTGGCTTTGCCATACTTGCTCGGTGTTAAAGGTGGTTATATATTAAAGAGTAACGTTGAGCAAACTTTTAAAGACTCACCCGAACTTGGCGCAATTTTAAAGGCTGAATATGAAGCTATCCCTATTCGCGGGGACAACACTTCGTTTTTTAAATACCAAGATATGGCAAAAAATAGAGACCATACAAGTGTATTGGTTGCCAAATCGGATGAAGAGTTTGCAGAGTATAAAGATAAACCAGAAAAATGGAAGTATTATATACCAAAACAGCAAGGCGAACTAAGAATATTATCAATGGATATAGCGCTTATGGAGTCTGCTCGAAATGATAATACTTCATTTTGGATTACTCGTCTTATCCCCGATGGTGAAGGCTATCATAAGTCGGTATGTTATGCTGAAAGTATGAATGGTATTAACGCATTAATACAAACAAAGCGAGCTAAACAGCTGTTTTATGAAATGGAATGTGATTATTTTGCAATCGACGCCGACGGTGTTGGTCGTGGTATCGCAGATATTGCAACTTCGGAAACTTATGATGATATAAGAGGGGTAACTTATCCCGCTTGGACTACTTTTGACCCCGATGATGCTAAAACATTAAACAGAACAGTTAGCAATAACGCTGTGCCTGTAATGTATTGCGTTCACACCACTTCGATGTTAAAACACAAGCGCTTTGTTTTGGCAAGAGACTGGTTGGCTACGGGTCAATTACATTTGCCTGACTTAGTTAATGAAGCCATTGTTAAATATAATAAAACGAGTAATTATTATAAAATAGAAGACGAAGGTTTGAAAGCAAGAATGCTACAAACTTATGCCGAAACCGATTTATTGATTTACGAAGCAATTAATCTTGAAACAGTAATTACAAGTGGTTATTACAATTTAAAAGAACGACCTTCTAAACGTAAGGATAGGGTTATGTCCTTGTGTTATAATTTAGAAGCTTGCGATAAATTTGAACAAGATTATAAGCGTTCAATAGATGATGGCGGTTATTCTTTATGTGATTATATAATAACTGTTTAAGAAAGGGGGGATAGTTCTGGCAAATAAAACTAAGAAATCTGAAACCGAGTCTTTAACAGCAGAAGAACTCAATATGAGTTTAAATTACTTTGATTTATTTAGTCAAAGCTATGCTAATGGTTATGGTGGTTTTGGTAATAATTGGAAATATTGGTATAATACTCCGCAAACTATTAATGCGGGGTTACAATCTATTAATATGAACCCTCGCATACCAAGCCAAGAAGCTATCACAGAAGC